GATAGGTCAGTTTTAGCGGTAACAGTCATGTCATTACAAAAAGCATTAGCAACAATAGAAAATCTTACGCTTAGATTAGAAATACTGGAGAAAAAATGACTACTTTAATACCAAAATATACAAGAGTTACCACAGCGAATAGAACTATTGATGAAAAGTTTGCTGAATGTATATCTGTTAAAGACTATGGTGCGACAGGCGATGGTGTAACTGATGATACTGCGGCTATTCAAGCAACCATTGACTTTTGTAAAGGCCAACAAAAAGTTTACTTTCCTCAAGGTAACTACCTTGTAACAAGTACGTTAAATCTTTATAAAGGCTCTCAACTTGAAGGTATTAATAACTATCAAGGTTTTAACGATTATTCCGCAGGGGCATTAGCAACTAAGATTACATTTAACCCAGCAGTTTTATCTGACTTATTTGTAATTCAAAATTTACCTTTGCCTGTTCAAACATGGCGGTCTAAAGTTTCTATTAAAGGTTTTGAGCTATTAGGCAATGGCGCAGTAACTACTAGAAGTGCCTTGCGTTTAACTGATTCAATTTATAACGACTTTGAAAACTTAAATATATCTAGTTTTCAATACGGGATATTCTTAGACGGCACACCTATTAATAATCGTTTTGTAAATATTATTATATCCGGCAATTCAGCTGAATGTGTTCATTATGATGCAGGCGGTACTACAGACGTATGGGAGCAATGTACTTTTAATAGAACACCAAGAGGTGTTGTTTTAAGAGGCAATTGTATTGCTATGCGTTTTTCAAATTGTATATTTGAAGAATTAGATATATACGGTATAGAAATAGATAAAGAGTGCCGCGCCATTCAAGCTATTGCTTGTTACGGTGAAAATGTGCCTTTAGCTAATACATCTACTAACGCCATGTTTAAAGTATCTTACACTGGCACAACTTCTGACTTATCTACAACGCTTCAAGTTGTTGGTGGTAACTACACAGGCCGTAATGCAGGAACAGTAGGCTCATTTCTTGATGTAGACGATTCTGTAGGGGTTCAACTTGTTGGCCCTTATGTAGCACGATATACTAACTTAATTAAAACAACTGCAAGTACCGCTAACTATGCAGTAGCTTGTTCTGCAATTCAGTTTAATAGTTGTACTAATACTTTAGCAGGTACAGCAAAAGTATCAGGCACTTATGACCTATCTGCTGTAAATGCAGGTTTTGGCCCAGCAGGTGTATTTAACAGTGTATCTACTGTAACTTGCGTTGCTACAAACGGATTTACAACCTTTGGTGGCGCAACTTGGACTGCTAATAATGGCTCACCTGAAGGTGTAATTACTGCGCCAGTAGGTTCTTTATATTCACGACTTGATGGCGGAGTGTCAACAACGCTTTACGTTAAAACATCAGGTACAGGCAACACTGGTTGGACTGCTAAATAATGGAAAAACTATTCGCACTGTTTATGAAGCTGTCTAGCCCACGTATCCCTGTGGCGTTGGATAAACAAGCGCACTTTATTTGTGGCCTTATCATTGCTGCTGTATTGGCGCCGTTCATAGGATGGTATTCTGTCGTCTTAGTATCTATGGTTGCTACAGCAAAAGAACTATACGATGATTTAAATAAAGATATACACACACCTGATGTATGGGATTTACTTGTAACAATAGCAGGTGGGGCTTTAGGCTATTCACTTGTTTCACTATTTTAATATAAGAGAATAATAAATGTCCGAAATCCTAGACTCAGTTGAATATGGCAAACTCATCGCTAAAGTAGAAATGCTTGAAAAGAAAATAGACAAGATGGAAAGTGCGCTTGATGAATTGCTTGCCTTAGCTAACAAGGGCCGTGGTGGATTTTGGGCTGGCATGATGATTGCATCTCTAGTAGGTGCAGTTATCTCTTATATCTCTAGGTATATTGTAGGGCACTAATGAAACTAACCCCTCACTTCTCTCTTGCTGAGTTAACCGTTACTAATACTAAGTTAGATAATGTGCCGTCTAAGGAAACGATTGAAGTCTTAAGGACAACAGCTTTCTACATGGAGAAGGTAAGAGAATTGCTAGGCAATGTGGCTATTACTATTAACAGTGGCTACCGTAGTCCTGATGTAAACCGTGCAGTTGGCGGTACTAGCAACTCGTCACACACCTATGGTTATGCTGTAGATTTTACAGCCTATGGCCACACTCCACTAACTATAGCTAATATACTCTCTAAGAGTAGTCTAAAGTTCGACCAATTAATTTATGAAAAGACTTGGGTTCATATCTCATTCGACCCTCGTATGCGTGGTAACATTCTCACACTGAAGTCTAAAGGCAAGTATGTAAAGGGGATTGTATAATGTGGTCAGTATTATTTCCAGCACTAATACCAGCATTAACAGATGGTGTCCGTGGTATCTTTGCTAAGTTTACCGGTGGTGCAGGTGGAACGCCTCAGAATGTAACAGAGCGCATCCAACTCATGCAAGCAGAGACAGGTAGACTGCAAGCACTAGCAGAGATAGACAAGCCAGTAGGTGAGCCTGACAAATGGGTTACTAACTTACGCTCTGCCTTTAGATACATAGCCATCATTGTTATTTGGTTGGCTACCATTGGCGCTGTATTTACTCCTACTGTACCAGAAGCCATCACTCTTATTATGCTTGACTTATCAGGCGCGTGTATGTCATTCGTCATTGGTGAGCGCATGTATCTAACCTTACGAAAATGACAGTCCATCTAGTCATCCCTGATGTGCAAGCCAAGGATGGAAATGACTTTACTTTCCTCAAGTGTCTTGGAAATTTTATTGTAGAAAAGCAGCCAGATGTTATAGTGTGCATTGGTGACTTTGCAGACATGGAAAGTTTAAGCACCTATGACAGGGGAATGAAGTCGTTTGAGGGGCGTAGGTACACCAAGGATTTATTTGCAGCCAGAGACGCAATGGATGCCCTTCTTACCCCATTGTTTCGCTACAATAAGACAGCAAAGAACAATAAACACAAGCAATATAAACCTAGGATGGTTCTCACTCTAGGCAATCACGAAAATAGAATTAACAGAGCTATCAATGAGGATAGTAAACTTGAAGGATTAATGTCTACAGATGACTTACCGTATCAAGACTGGGAAGTTGTACCATTTCTCGATGTCGTCGTTATTGATGGTGTTGCTTATAGTCACTACTTTACTTCTGGCGTTATGGGCAGGCCTATCACATCTGCTCAAGCTCTGCTTACGAAGAAACACATGAGTTGCTTTGCAGGCCATCAGCAAGGAAGACAGATTGCTTACGGCAAACGAGGCGATGGAACTGAAATGACCTCGATAATATGTGGCTCTTGCTACGAACACGATGAAGACTACCTTGGCCCACAGGGTAACTTGCACTACCGTGGTTTCTATGTATTACATGACGTTAAAGATGGTGCGTTTGACGAGATGGCTGTTTCCATCAAGTTCCTTAAAGAAAGGTATAACTACTGATGGCCTACGCACAAGATGATGAATCAATTGTTGACGTCTGCAATAGACTGCTTGGCTCAGAGATAGAGGAAATAGAAGTCGATGCTGATGAGCAAACTGTTTATATACACACCAGCACCGGCATGATTAAGATTAACGGTGAAGACTTATCTATGTGGGTAGAGTGCGAGCGATACGCAAGCTAGGGTAATTCTCCGCGATTCACATCTATATTGGATTCATCCCAGTTCAATGGGCATCCAGTCCAGCCACACTCTTTCGTTGATGCAAGACTCTTTCCGCATACATCGCATATAGGGTCTTTGTTCTTCTTACCCCATATCAAATCATAGTTGTCTTCGTATTCCTTGCTATTCTTGCGTGATAGGATTGCATCACCAGTATGTTCGTTCGTTGTTGTTACCATAATAACTCCTACAATTAATGGTTTTCTCTATTGTTTGTCTTTAATATTAAGCAGATTATTACATGCAAGCAATCTTGCTTTGTACAGATTAAGGACTAATATCATGGCTTGGACTAAACCAGTAGCACACGAAATGAGATTTGGATTTGAGGTTACACTTTATATTTGCAATCGTTAATATTAAAGCCCCTTAATTGGGGCTTTAACTTTAATACAGTCCAAAATCTTTATGATGCTCATTAATAAAAAGTTTGTATTTTTCAGAAGCATCTAATGGGCTATTAAAATATCCTAAATGAATTGATTTTTTATTTAGGTATCCAGTAGATTTCCATTTGTTAGCTATTTTACTCCAGCTTACTCCTTTATGCCCAGATTTATTATTTGCCTTCAATGGAACGTTTAAGTTGTTTTGTTGCCTTGTACATTCCCTTAAATTAATAAATCTATTGTCATGTTTAATTCCATTAATATGGTCAATACAATCTTGTGGCATGTTGCCGGTCATGTATAACCATGCAAGCCTATGAGCTAAATATGGTTTGCCATTAATTTTTATTCTTATATATCCTTGAGCAATACATCCAGCAGCGTTGCCTAATGGAAGCCTAATAAAATAGCCATCTTCTGGAAAGAATATAAGTTTAGATTTTAATTCAGACTGTGTAAGCATGATGTATCCTTGTACGATATTGAGTGAGTGTGTCGGCAATCTAATGGTACAAGCAAAAGATACTTACCTGCTCTCCAGCAACCGACAGCTACATTGTATCACGTAATGAACAAGTAATTCTGTTATACAGAATGGCGACTACTAAGCCAGTTGCCATTCCTAAAGCAAACGCTTCCTTGTAGCATAATATGTATTCAAGTGTATACATGTCAAATCCTAGTAACAAAAAGTCCCAACATCAGTTGTTATACATTTAAGTATTTTTCCATCTGGCATTTTAACTGGTTCGTATATGTCTGTGCCATTCATTAATGACAATACTAATAATAAATTAATCATATCTGTATCCTATAGTTTACAGTCTGTTAGTTATATTGCGGATAAGTAACAGTTTTTAGTTCAACACTAAACTAATCCTGTTTACATCCGCCAACAATGCTCACGCAATGTGCCTCAAACCCAATTGCACTAACGGTTTCCAGCATAGTCACTTTCCATGTAGCTTGTCAGCGTTCTTTTTCATCTTACTGAGTATCAATAAGAAGCGTAACTCATCCATTTCAGCCTTGGTCATACCGTTTTCCCAATGTAGGTTGCACGACTATCCTTAAACTGGACTTCGATGGCACACTCTTGCCCTTTAGTTCCATTTAAAAGTTTATAAAACCCAAAACACATGGAAACAATACAAATAAGTAGTAACGTTGCTACAACTACCGTGGCTCTATCTATGCTTGCGTCTTTTTTGCAGTCGCAGTTACGACCTTGATTACAGTTTTGATTACACGGCATCTTTATTCTCCTGTTCTACCACTCTATAAAATTTAACATACTGCCAATCAAGCTGGCTTGCCTTAACAACATAATTCCCCTGTGAACTGTAAGTTTCAACTTCAATCAAGCTGCTAGGTAACTCATAACATTCATGTGAGCCGTTATGTTTCTTCCATCCTTGCGTCATATCATTCGCCATGATAGTGCAATTCTTTTATAAGTTGCAAGTAATGTATTGCCTTGTCAATGTCCTGCACACCATTCTTGTTAGCGTGTCGGCACACATACTTAATCACGTTGCCTTCTAAGAACGGGATATTATTGCATGTAATAAATGTGACTGGCTGGATTACCATGTCCTTGTAGTGACTGCCACCTTCTTGCGTATCTAGTGCGCTCATAATTATATTAATCCTGATGGAACTGAGTTATACATACCAAAAGTACTTGGTATACCACGGTGCTCTGTCTTCCGGCTCTTTTGTTTAAACAATTCTGGTCGCGTCTCAAACATGGCGCTTATCTTTCTCAAGTTTGGATTGGCAGCAATCATATCGTCGTATGGGCCTTTCTCATTAAGTGACTGTGCAGGTCGTTGGTCATTGCGTAACTTAGAAAAGTAACCCGGTGGATATAACTTCTCAAGCTGCTCGACTGTATTTGGAATAAACTCTAGCCCTGAAAATGCGTAGTAGTTCAGCATCCCTTGACCTTTCTTAGTTATCTTGCGTGTAATAATTAAGTGATTTTGCTGTGATAGATGGGCTAGTATGTAATACACCGCATCCCTTGTTAGACCAGAACGTTTCATTATCTCTTTGGCTGTCACACATTCATCGCCAATAGAATCCATGATTAGTTTATATCTTGCTTCAATCTTTAGGTGCTTTTCAATTACTGGTCTCATCGTGTTCTCCGTAGTGGTTGGGTACTAGGTATATATGCTTTGTATATACTTTTCCCCATTATTTAATTCAGATTAAAATGGTATATCTGACGCTATTTCCTCAATGGCTTGCTTCTGATAGCCGTTAGCTTTAGCACCTTCTTTAGCGATTGATACTACTTGCTCTGGTTCAGCCAATTGACACCAACCATCCCAACCAACAGGGAACATTTCAATCTTTGCTGCTAGGCCACCAGTCTTGGTCTCCATTACAACGCCTACTTTTGTCCAGCGAGTTTTTTTCTCACCGTTCTTATCCTCGTACTCACCATTCTTTGCTACTAAGTTGTATTTAACTGCCATGATTATTTTCCTTTTAATCGTTGAATTGTTGTTTCTACTTCGTCGTTGAACTCTACCGCCTTGCTTTCAACCTCTTTAATATATTCATCATCCCGGTAAACGCGTTTGATAAACAATTGTAAATCCAGTGGGAACTCCGGGCAGTATGATACAAAGTCTACCCACTTGGCCCCACTGCATGCCATTTGAAACTGCATCTGCGGCATGTATTTTGTTGGCGCTCTGTCTTCCAGCATTGTCTTTGCGTGTGTCGTAGCTTTTGGGCATTTGATTTCAATCAACCCTAGCTCCTCATCGTCTTCTACTACGCCATCAGGACTAGCCCCACAGAACGGCAACGTTGGATGTTGCATAAACGCTTCTTGCCTAACAAACACATTGCGCTCTACCTCATACCATGCACGAGCAAATGGTTCTAACTCGATACCGTTGGCCATATACTGATTGGTGTAGCCTTCCTCACGCTTATTGTTTAAACGCTCACAGACCAATTGCATCCTGTAGTCTGCACGACTAGCTGCCTCACCAGTTTTAATCGTTGCCATGACATCTGCAATGCGACTGGCAGTGATTTTACCAAGACGTAGTGCATGCCATTCTTCCGTGCCTTGAATTATCTCAGTCATTTTTTATCCTTTCGTGATACATGTATTGCAAGTATCCATTTATCGCCCATCGCTTCTTTGCAAGCAGCAACCTTCTTAGAAAGCACCTCTGCTTGTAATGGATTAGGCGGTGTTAAGCCGTATAGTGAATTAATAATCATGTTATCCACCGACTTTGTATTGAGCGACTCTGCACGATTCGCCAAACTGGTTAGAAACATTAATAAGTTCAGTCTCAATTTTGCGACCCCTTTTCTTTAGCGTATGAATGGCTGCAGATAGTCTGTATATGCCAAGTAGATTCCATGCTTCTAGTGGCGTAATAGACGGATGAGCATCTAAGAAACTTTCCAAGCGTTCAATCTGCGTCATGTTATTTACTCCCCAATTTAGATTTCATGCTATCTTTGGTTGCAATCACAACGGCCTGTGCATCTTTATGTTGGCCACATGCTGATAGTGATTCTGTAAAAAACTCTTGCAGTTGAGCCATTGTTGTAGCTGTTTTAATCTTATCGGTTAATGGCGTAGTATCAAAATCAATTGTTGGAAGGTCATCGCCACTGTAGATGTATAGACCAAGCCCAAACATCGCTAGGTTTTTTGTTAAGCAGCGCATGATAGTTTTATTTATGTCAAACATTGAGAACGCTTCTACAGACTTCTCACCAAACTTAGTCTTATATGTGTAGCCTTCTTTCTTCATAGCCTTGTTAGCGCCATCCATTACTGGCAGCCACATCTCATGCGTACACCCCCCAGCAGTAACTACGGTATAGACCATAGCGCCAGCATCAGACTCAAAGTATGGTAAGCCTTGAGCTGTCTTAGCTACTTCGTAATGTGCGTTAGGATAAAACTTCTTGAACTCAGCCCATGCCCATGACCAGCTAAGGTATGTTAAGCCATTGCGAGCTTCTGTTTTATCGTTTACATTCTTCTCAAATAATTCTTGAAACCTATTAGTTGTTTCCATGTCGTGCTCCTGTTGTTTAAGTTCATCCATTACTTCTGCTTGAAATTGTTGCTCGCTCATTAGTTATCCCCCAACGCTTCGTGGAAGACAAAGTTTGCGTGTTTGTTTGACTTGTAATTATCCTCAACAAACCTAGCAAATCGGTTTATCTCAGCATCGTATAAGTCTCTGATACGGCCCAGCTTGTCATCGTTAGGGTCATAGATAATCTTCCTGACCTTATCTGATAGCAAGTCTGTTTCGTCGATGTAGTCTGATAACTTGTCAGCCTCAAACTGTAAGAAGTATTCCACTAAATCTCGGATAAAGAACGGGTCATCTTCGTGTTCCGTATAATCATCCTCTATCCAATCACCAAATACACCCATGATAGTTTCCTCGTAGTCATGCCAAAGTCGGCATAGGTGTAACAATAGATATATCCAAGCTATCTGTCAACAAGTATTTTCTTATCAATCGTTAAATATCCATAAGTAAAACTTATCATCAAGTTTCATTACACACTTTACAATTGACTTGGGCTAGGTTATGCAGACCGAAAAGATAGAACCGTTACTATCCTGCCCACTTTTTATAACGGAAACTGAACGGAGTTTATATGCACTACTACCAGCATCACATTGGTGACTATCGTAAAGATACCAGCCATCTTACCCTACTAGAGCATGGTATTTATCGCCAGTTATTAGACCTATACTACATTTCAGAAAAGCCACTAGATGCCAACGCATTGCGTTTGATATGCGCTCGCACTGATGAAGAACAAACGATGGCAATGCAATTGCTTAACGAATTCTTCACCAAGAAAGGCGATAAATATTTTCACTCTCGATGCGATGCTGAGATAGAATTGTATCACGGCAAGAAAACTAAGGCAAAAGCTAGTGCTGATATTAGATGGAATAAAAACAAAGACTTACCAGATGCGAACGCATTGCGAACGGATTGCGATGGCAATGCTAACCATAAACCATTAACCATTAACCATAAACCATTAACCAATATAAAACCTAAACGCGCTGACGCGCTCGAAAATTACTTTGAAGACTTCTGGTATAAGTATCCAAAAAAAGTAGGCAAGGATGCAGCACTTAAATCATGGAAAAAAGTAAAGCCAGATATACTTTTAGTGATTGACGCATTGAACTGGCAGATACCAAGTAAGCAATGGCAGCAAGAGGATGGCAAATACATTCCTAATCCTACTACATATTTAAACCAAGGTCGCTGGCAAGATGAAGCGCCTTCAGTCGAAGCACCATTCTAGGATACGATATGATTGATACTGACAAACTAGCTTTTAAAGAAATGTTATGCGCCGTGTTTACTATCTATGGTAAGCAGTTACCTGAGAAAGAAGTGTTGCGTGTTTGGTGGCATAAGCTGGAACGCTTTGAATTTAATGTGGTTGGCCGGGCCTTCGACAATTGGACAGATACGCCTAACAAATTACCGCAACCAGCAGACATCATCCAGCTATGCAAGCCGAGGGAATCTGAGTATCACGCCTTGCCAGCGCCAGTAAGCTATGCCGAGAATAAACAGAATGTGGATAAGCTGAATAAGTTTATTGCTGATAAGCTAAAGCCAAAAACCAATTACCGCTCATGGGTAAAACGCATATTGGATAACCCACAGAACTTCCCTGAGTTAGCAGTGCAGGCAGCGCAAGAGGTAAGCATTAGTGCGATGGTATAGTTGGGGAAAGACCGCGATAGTAAACTTCAGTCCGGCAAAGATGGATGATGCAACGGTGGCACGTAGCAAAGGTGGCTATGCAATATCAAAGGCCATTTCGCAAGGTGCCACAATCTATTCAGTTTGGTTGCTGCCATCGCTTCACTTGGGGAATTATAAAAACGTGGATGACGCGAAAGCAAAAGTTGCCCAGCATCTGAGTGAAAGCAAGCAATAAAAATTGTCTCGCGCCCTTCGCCTATATTTCACTTTTAGTAAAAATGGCAAAAAAATCCAAAAAAGTTTAGAAAATTCTAAAAAACTAAATCAATAGTTAAGAATCACGGCAAAAAATAAACCGGCAGGCATTTAACGCGAGGCGTTATAAAACTTGCTTGTGTATGGTGCATTATAATTGATTAAAATTGTGGGTTAATACTAAGTGTTAAGTTAAGCAATAAAACGCGCCATAGCGCTTTAAAATAGCCTTCCCGAGTGTTTCATGTGCTAATTAGCTAGTGCATAAACGATAGACAACAAAAAAGCCCCGTTATTGGGGCTTAATTGGTATTAATTGCCATATTTAATAAAATTGTTTAATGCTTTCTTAGATTTGAATATTCTCAGCTCATATTGTTTTGAGCCATCGGCGTGTTGATTCCCAATGTAATAGCTTAAACAATATTTAGCCTTGCCTATCCCGTATTGAATCAGATAATCCTGAAATATATAATTAACCATAATCAAGACTCCGGGTGACAAGTATTAAATACTGAGCGCGCTAAATCAATTAGCTTTATAGCTTCATGCACTCGCAAGCCATTACATTCGGCGTAACGCTCAGGCGTTAAGTAATTATTCCAATAATCCAAATATATATCTATTAATTGTATACGCATGATTAAGCCCCTATGATTGTTCATAAACTAAATTGTTAAGCCACGCGTTATAAGCCAGCTTATCAATATAAGATTTAATATCTTTTCTAATGCTAAAAATTCCATCATGTGCCCATTGGCCATTATATTTGTATATAAAAATCCAGTCTGAGCGCCAGCCATCAGTTAAAACAAGCCCGGCCGTTGTCTTTTCAAGTGTATATTTGCCGCGTTTTATTAATACCTTGCCTTTTAAATCTTCATTCATTTGTGAAGCGTGCATAATAATAGCCTTTCAATAGTGTTTAGATAGTATGGCTTAAAGCAAGCCCATAAACCCACGCGCCAGCATGGGCTTATAGAATGTTTTAATAACTTACATCGCCTTTTATAGTTTTCCCATCATACTTTGTGCATAGTGCATCGATTCCAGCATTATCTAAATATTCAGAATCGCCAGTCTCACGGTTATAAATCGCAACGTCACCGCCTGAGTTATAATCGAGACTTTCCGTATCAGATAATCCAAAAAAAGCCATTTCACATAAAAAATAATCTGAATCGCATTTAAATAACTTTGCATTGGTATAACCGCCGCGCACGTCAGCGCCTTGATGCACTTGCAATAAAACATAACTATCAATCCCATTTTTTAAAAAGGTGCCTTGTAATACCTGACTAAAATTAGAATCCCAGTTATAAGTATTGAATGAATCGCGATGCTTGTCGACTTCAAACTCGTTATTTTGCAACCACATACACTGTAAATCGCTGGTGCCATAATATTCACCATCCCAGTTTGCGCATTTCAGTTTATTAAATCGCTGGCAATAATTATCTAATTCTAGTGTTTTTGTTAAATGGTGAAAAACTGAGAACGTTACATCTAAATAGCCATCAAATTTTAGCAATGCTTCAGGCTCAGTTTTAAAGTCAACCAATGATTTAATGGCGTTGCGTTGCCACATTCTGCCATTGTCACCGCCTGAATCCATGCAATTGATTCCAGTATTGGTTTTAAGCATTGAGTAAACTAGATTTTCGATTTTCATAATAGTCACCTTTATAGTGTTGAGTTTATAGTGTTTAAGGTAGGCTTTCCGTAATGCGTTCCCATAGTGATAGTCACTGGCTTATCAAAATAGTTTGGCAATGAATAAGCTAGCATAGAATCCGGTGCAGTATAAAAAGAAAAGCCATGGCCGCGCCCGTTATCTATAAAGCATAAATAGCGAGGGTTGCCGTTTAAGCTGCTATTTTCGCGCTTAATTAATCTTAAAATGCCATCATGGCGTGATACGTTTTTCATAATAGTGGCCTTTATAGTGTTGAAATAATAACAAGTAGAATAATAGTTAAAATAAACCCGGCTGCAGCTAGATAATCAGTGAATGATAACGGGCTGGCTGGCTTATGGTTTTTATAATCGCGCATAATCATAATGCACCGCCAATACATAAAAGGCCAATGATAGGCATTAAACATAAAGCGCTTAACATTAAAGCAAATAAGATAGTTTCAAGTTTATTCATATTAAGCCGCCTTTGCGAATAAATCGAACTTAATCATATAAAGCCAAAATGTAGTGGCTAATAATTGGCTTAGGAATATGGCTGGCTCGTTTGGATTGAAACAAGCTAATAGGAAATGTAAAAAGGCCATTGCAGAATAAAGCATTGTGCCGGTTTGCTGTGCGTTTGTCATAATCGTTTACCTCAATAGTGTTTATATAGTGGCGCGATGTGTTGCGTTGATGTGAATAATAAAGCATTGGATTAGCTTGTCAATAGATATCTGCAATTAAAGTTTAAATGATATACTGGCCATTCATAAGTAAAACTTATCAATCATGTTCAATCTACCAGTTAAGCCCAGCATTGAGTTAAAAGAAAAGAAGCCGGATGCTCGGCAATTCTCGGTTATACCATTGAGGGCAATACATGATAAAAGACTAACAAGGGGCGATTTAATCAATCTAATGGCGTTATGTTCTTATTGTTCGCCAAATGGGTTTACTTTCGTAGCTTATTCCACAATAGCGGCATTAAGAGGCTGCAGCACTCAAAATACAGCCAGAGGCATGAAAAAGATTGAACGACTAGGATACTTTGAAATGGTGCGCAGCGGATACACTGGATTAAGGGGCGCGTTAAAGCGTGTTATATATGACGCCAGCTTAACAAGTGAAGACCAAGCAAGCATAAGCAACCATTCTATAAACGAAACAATACTAAGCGAGGGTAATACAATGGCTAGATATACCAAGGGAACGAAACGAACAATCAATAAGAAGGCGGATGATAATACAGCGATAACATTTAATGAGTCTTTACTAGTTTGTTCTCAGTCTCTCAAAACAGATAGTGACTTACTCACACTCGAACGCCTAGTATTCCAAGGCATTACACTAGCACAGCTTAAGCATACCTATAATATAGTGTAAGTATTACAAGGCCTGCTAGTGGGTGGGTCTTATTCACTCAGATAATTGTGCAGGGTCTGGTGCGATTGTGCCCAGTGTTGCGCTGTGGAGAAGGCACCCCTTGCCCCCCCGCCCCCTCGCCTAGGCGGTAGGGTATATGACTGAATTTTTCGCTGAGTTTTTGTAATCATGTTCATATAATGTGTATTTTTATACACGTTTTGCTGATATGTATAAATTACGGTGATTTATAGACACGTTGCTGTGGGAGTGTGTATGGTGTGTATGATGCGTATCTAAAGTCAATACCTAACCTAACCCGAATAAAAAATATTAAGGTTAAAACACCTTTCGGTGCGCTTCTCTCGTTTATCTAAGCTAGGACTGATTGTCCCCCACAGCTCACAGCCCCGATATTTATTGTCATTGTTAATTATGACGTTTAAGGAGAACTCTGCGGTACGCTACGTTTATCTGCATCTGTCGAAGCTACATTTGCAAGGGCTGGGTAATGGCCCCGTAAGAATCAATATAGACTAATTCACCTCATTGTGCAAGACATTTATTATGTTATACTCAGATATGAATTAGATATATAAAGGGTTGACAAATGGATTTAGTATTGATTGGGACTAGCTGTTTATTGCTAGTGACGTTTATTCTACATTACGTTAAGACTGCTTTTGGCGAAATAGAGAGATTAGAGAAAGAGAACGATTTAGAGGATATAGATTATGGCTGCTAGTGATTACAATAACTTCTTAGTAAGGCTAACTCCTAAAAGCAGAGCTTTGCTTGACATTGCCCATCAGGAATTAGAGATGCCTAGGGCGCACATCATTAATAACGCTCTGAAGGCTTATTTAAGCAAATACAATGATGGTAGTATCAATGACCGCATAAACAGGTTGGCTAAATGATATTGACGTTGCCGTATCCACCAAGTGTTAATACTTACTGGAGAGCAAATGGAAAACGAAGATTTCTATCCAAAGCTGGTGTGGAGTTTAAAAGCGCTGTGCAAGAATATGTTATTAATAATGCAGTTCCTAAACTTGGCGATGCTCGCTTGCGTGTGGACATTGTTATTCGCCCTCGTAGTCGTCGCATATTCGATATTGACAATCTGCTCAAAGCTATCCTCGATGCGATGATGAACGCTGGTGTGTACGATGATGACAGTCAGGTAGACGATTTGCACATAACGCGTGGCGACCCATGTCCTAATGGTGCTTGCATAGTTATATTAGAGGTAATTAATGGCTGAGACAGAAGATACGCGTAAGATTAAACGAATACCATCCCTAAAGAACTACGGTGGTGTCCGCACTATACAGAAGACACTAGAACGTTCTGCAACGCTAGAGGCTAATCGTGAGGCTGTCGCCTATGCCTTGCTTACAATGGCTAACACAAACCTTACTGACATTATGAGTTGGGATGAACATGGAACGATTAAGGTTAAAGCCTCGAAGGATATACCTGAACATGCGCTTCAAGCGATTAAGAGTATCAAGTCAAATACACGTTATGACAAAGAGGGCAACGCGACGACTACCTTGGACATCGAACTATTCGATAAAATCGGGGTGTTGCGCTTATTGGCTAAAGCGTCTGGTCTACTTGACCAAGCACAGGAAAGTGACAAGCCTTCAGTCATTGGTGTAAACATTGTAGGCCCAGACCCTATAGAAGCTGAGGTAATTGATGGCGAAAGTTAAAGAACAAAGTGGCAAGCAGGTATCTTTTGATGGCTTAAACTTAAACTTCAGTAAAAGCCCAGAGGTATACAGGTTTCTGCAAGACGATTCCTTTGTGCAAGGCTTAATGGGGCCTGTAGGTAGTGGCAAGTCATACGCTTGCTGTGCAAAGATATTCATTAAGGCACTACAACAAAAGCCTTCTCCTGTGGATAACATTAGATACACGCGTTTTGCCGTAGTGCGTAACAGTTATCCTATGTTAAAGACGACTACCATCAAGACATGGCTAGACTTGTTCCCAGAATCCACGTTTGGTCCATTGCTTTGGACTCCGCCTATTACTCACCATATCCGTTTGCCTGCAAAAGGTGAGGCTGCTGGTGTGGATTGCGAAGTTATCTTCTTGGCGCTAGACCAACCTAAAGATGTGCGTAAGTTGCTGTCCTTAGAGTTGACTGGTGCGTGGGTAAACGAGGCGCGTGAGCTACCAAAGGCTGTAATTGATGGGCTTACACACAGGGTAGGCCGTTATCCTACTAAACGTGATGGTGGCGCGACTTGGCATGGTGTATTCATGGACACCAACCCTATGGATGACGACCATTGGTGGCATAGAGTAGCTGAGAAAGAGAAAGTAACTGGCGCATACGCTTGGAAATTCTTTAATCAGCCCGGTGGCGTGATAGAAGTTGACCCTGCTAATTTACCTGACAATCCTGAAGCCAATGACCACATCTTTGCGTCTGGTCGCTGGTGGAAGATTAACCCTAAAGCAGAGAACTTAAACAATCTGCCTGCTGGCTACTACCCACAGATGCTTGGTGGTAAGAACTTAGACTGGATTCGTTGCTATGCCGAGGGTAAGTATACCTATGTGCAAGAAGGTCGCCCTGTATGGCCTGAGTATAACGACCAAATGATGTCTGCTACCGTGGAATACGACGATTCACAGCCTATACAGATAGGTTTGGACTTCGGTTTGACACCAGCAGCAGTCATTGGACAGCGTTTATCTAATGGAAGATGGGTAGTGTTACATGAAATAGTCACAGAAGACATGGGGCTAGAGCGTTTTGGTCAGCAATTGCTGGCAGAACTAAACGCTAGATACCCTAAAGCACAGGTAATGATGTGGGGTGACCCTGCCGGTATGCAAAGAGATGCCATTTACGAGGTAACAGCCTTTGATTACTTGCGAACACTAGGGCTAAGAGCGCAACCTACGCACTCAAATGACTTTAAAGTACGTCGTGAAGGCGCTGCTGCACCAATGCAACGGCTAATTGATGGCAAACCGGGCTTGATTGTGGACACTTCATGCAAGATGTTGCGTAAATCACTAGCTGGCGGGTACCATTTTAAACGTGTTTCTGTAGGCGCAGGGCAAGAACGCTTCCGTGACGCACCAAACAAGAACGAACACTCTCACGTTGGTGACGCCTTTGGCTATTTAATGCTTGGCGGTGGCGAACACAAGCGCATGACGCGCAATCCACTAGCCGCAAGTGGCCCAATCTTTGCAAGAACTGTTATGAGTGACTTCGATGTATTTAAGTATTAAAGATTTAAACGATAATCTACCTAAAGTCAAGGGCGTAATCTTTGTTCCGTTCATGGTTGAGCATGCTATGGACATTTCTGAAGGCGAATTTGAAGGTTATTCTGCACAACGCATGGTTGGCGTCAGGCAATTACTAGAACATCAAGCCCAATACGGATTTGCCTTTACTTGTTTCTATTATGGCAAGCCAGTCGCCTGTTTTGGTTGCGCCCCATTATGGAAAGGAGTGGCTGAGATGTGGTCAGTCATTGGAGACGTAGCCCGAACTCGGCCAATTGCCATGACTAAGATAGGAATTGCAGTGGCAGATATGGCTTGGATATCTATGGGCTTGCATAGATTGCAAATAACTGTTAAAACATCAGATGCTAGAGCTATTTCTTGGGGTAAAGCTATCGGGTTTATATCTGAAAGCACAATGAAGCAGTATAGCGAAGACAAATTAGACTATGACTTAATGGTTAGGAGATAAAAATGGGTGGAATTATTGGTGGTGGTGGTGATGGTGGTGCAGGCGCAGCTTTAGCGCAACAAAAAGCAGATACAGAACGTTTGCGTAAAGAGGCTGAAGCTGAAAAGCGTGACCTAAATGAACAAATTGCGTCTGGCCGTATGGCTCGCGCTCGTGGTGGTGCTCGTATGTTGTTGTCTGAAGAACGATTAAACCCTGAAGAAGGTTTAGGTTCATCTACAACTTTAGGATAAGCCATGAAAGAGACCTCTAAGATGCAAAAGAAAGTGGCCAAAGTTATGCGTGAGTATAAGGCTGGCACATTACATTCTGGCAAAGGTGGCCCAGTAGTAAAAGACGATAAACAAGCTATTGCTATTGCTATGTCTGAAGCTGAAAGGATGAAAAAGAAATGAACGTAGAGATAAGCGTAGAGTTAGAAGCGGAAGATTTAAAGAAAGATAAGCGATTAGCCAAGTATGTAATGCAGATGCTTGCAAAACAATCTAAAGAAAAAAAGAAGTCGCTGATTGAAGATATGCCTGAAGATGAAATGGATGACTAATGGCTATTCAAGTCGAACGTGAATCCATAACCACCAAGTCTAGGTTTGTATCGCCTACCTATACAGACAAGGATGGCGTACAGCAAACAATAGGCTCTGATAGGTCAATGCCTATATTGGATATTAACCATTTACGGTTGCATGAAGGTAGGGCATTTAAAGCATATAGAATCTATCCTGATGCGGCCATGCTTGGGGCAGGAGCAAGTTGCAATATTGCAATTGCATGGGCAAGTGGCGTAAATCCACACATATTGGTTGACGCGAGCTGTGGTGGAGACTCGGAGCTGTATGTTTATGAAGGCTCAACCGTTACTGGCGGAACATCATTTACTGCTATTAATCGTCATCGTGTACTTGATACTGCAAGTCAATCAGCTATTTTAATTAATCCAACGGTTACTGTTACTGGAACTCAGATTGATGCTGAAATAATTACCGGTGGCTCTGGTAAAAAATCTGGTGGGGCAGGCACTTCTGCATTAGAAATGGTATTAAAACCATTAACGACTTATGTATTTAGATTAACAAATATCAATGGCACGGCTCACATGGCAGAGATAATCTTGGAGTGGTATGAGTAATGAGAAAAGAACACAAGAATCCAGAGGGCGGATTAACTGAAGCTGGGCGCAAATACTTTAAGCGCACAGAAGGTTCTAACCTAAAGGCGCCAGTAAAGTCTGGGACTAACCCTAGGCGCGTATCTTTTGCAGCACGGTTTGGTGGTATGAGTGGGCCATTAGTTGATGAGAACGGCAAGCCTACTAGATTGAAGTTAGCGCTTAGAGCATGGGGCTTTGGCAGTAAAGAGGCTGCTCGTAGCTTCGCAAATAAACACAAGGAAAAGTAATATGGCTGAAATGAGACTAAAACCCGAAGACATCTTAAAGAGACATGAGATTGCTCTGACCAAGAAAGAGGAGTTCCGTAGTCTGTATGACGAGGCTTATGAGTTTGCGTTGCCACAACGTAACTTATACGATGGCTTCTATGATGGCAAGGTAGGCGGTGCTAAGAAGATGAATCGTGTGTTTGACGCTACGGCTATCAACTCTACACAACGCTTTGCTAACCGCATGCAATCAGGCATATTCCCACCGCAAACTAAGTGGTGTCGTCTTGAGGCTGGAACTGATATACCTGCTGACCGTAAGGCTGAAGCACAAGGTGCGCTAGACGTTTACACAGAGAAGATGTTTGCTACTATCAAGCAATCTAACTTTGACATTGCCGTTGGTGAGTCATTGCTAGACTTGT